TTCCCCACGTGCACAGGTAAGCTGAACACTTCTATTCGACAGTACCTTTCAGGGACACTCGACCTGGGCGTGTTGCGCGAAACAGCTTACCTGTGCCACTAACTACTTGGAGGGGAACATGGTCGAAGAGATCACCACTGCGGATGCCCAGCTCCGTGCCGAGAGGCGCAACAGGGAAGCTGAGGAGGAGCTGGCCCGCAAGCGCAAGGCCATCGAACAGTTCGAGGATCTGACTCAGAGCCGTGCTGACGGTACGGTAGTCAGGTTCCGCAAGGCGTTCAGCAACGGTGGTACCGCCTACACGTACGCCGCCATCAAGGCGAACGGAGAATGGTACACGACAGGCCCTCGAGGCACTGCCTACAGCGATGAGAACTTCTGCCTCTGGCTCGTTTCAGGGCCGGAGATCGCTACGGGCTTCACCATCATGGTGCCGGAAGAGGGATAAAGCTTCATTGAGGCCCCCGTCTTCGTAGATAACTGCGGAGGCGGGGTGCACCAACGAGAGCGCGGGTGATGGCGCGGCTTTCGGTAGAAGAAAAGGGGTTGGAAAGGCTTCAATGCCTGACCAGCCCCTTTTCTTGTGCCCAAAGCTATGCGACACAGGCCTAGTTCGGCCCTGTGGGTTTTTGGGAAAGGCATTCCCGCTCGGTATATCTTGACTTCTTAGTACCTCTTGAAGTCCAATAGCATACCAGGCGTATAATAGGATATAGAAAGGGAAAACATGCCACTGGACTTTACACCTGATCAGCTGCAACTGCTGACGGAGACACTCGAAGAGGCGGAACAGGACGCACGTGATGTCCTGGATGTCTTGATCGAGAAGGAACAGACGGCTGAAACCGTGGATGAGTTCCTTGAGTGTACTGCGACGCAGCACGAACGCATCGAAGGACTCAAGAAGCTCCAGGAGATGGTGAAAGAATGTCTGAACAGGTAGACCTTCACGTCATCCCAGCTGTGTTCGAGCATGCTCAGCGGGTGTACAACAAGATGCTCGAAGAGTCCGAGGAAGACAGCGACGGACTGACGGTGTATCAGGGGCACTTGACCCGCTTGTTCAAGGACTTGCGGCTGAGTGTCCCTTACTACACTCTGATCAAGAACAAACTGGTCGCCATGGGCTGCATTGAGCAGACACGGCGGGGCGGGGGAAATGGAACAAGTCGGTGGGTCCTTTGGCGTGAGCCGATGTTGCCTGCATGGAACGTGGCAGACGCTGCAAGGGCTCGCAAGGGGAACAAGACGCTACAGCTCGAAGTACGGATCACCGACCTCACACGTCGGATGGCCTTGCTCGAGCAGACCGTCAAGAGGATGCAGGAGGCGATGTGAGCTTGACAACAATCGAGGTCGCCCGTCGATGCCCCAAGTGTGAACAGCCTGGGGAGAAGGTCGGCGAGCGATCAGTCACAGGAGGACAACGAGGAGCGAAGGTGCACTTGTTCGAGTGCCGCAACGCTCGCTGTAGGTGGTTCGGGCAGATATGCAGAGCAGTGCAGGTGAACCCCGACGGTACGATTCCGGATCCCGTGATGAAGCGGGAGAAGCAGTACCCAACAGTACCAGATCGGACCCAGCAAGTGAACGAGATGCTCGAGCGTCAGCTCGCCGCAGAACGCAACGGGTCCGGAGAAGTAGCAACCTAGTAGACTTTCGTTAGACAAATTGGCGCGTCTTTGTAGTGAGGTAGGCTCGTCAGTTTGTCTAACAAGTGTCTAGATAGGTCTGTAAAACGTCTATAGTAATCCTATACCAAGGGGTTAAAGTGAGCAGGGTAGACGAGTTGTACCGGTTGGAATACGAGGCCCTTCAGAGCAAGTGGGAGGAGCTCTTCGAGAACTGTCCGACCCCTGAGGCTGACGCTATCCTCGATGCTTCACACCCACCGCCTGGTCTTGGTCGAATGATCGCCGAGGTCCAGACGGAGCTGATGGAGAAGCTCGAAGCTCTGGGTGAAGAGGGCGACGATGATGACACACGTGTCATGCGCTTGTTCACAGCAAGCATGAACGCGCTCTCCTTCATGACTGTACGTTTCTACCGCCTTGGCGGAGCGATGGCATGGCATATGCCTTACGAGAACATGACGCCATGCAGATGTACTGTCGCGCACGACGAAGAACTAAATGACCTACTCAGTGAAGGGTTTCCACTCGACGGGGATGGGTGGGTGATTCAGAACTTCGTACCTAGGAGGGAGTCATGAAGCTTTACCCATTCCAAAAGGAGATGGTCGACAAGTTCGAGTGTACTCCTGCCGTCCTCTGCGGGGATGACATGGGCGTGGGTAAGACATTCGAAGCACTGGCCCTAGACTTACGTAGGAGAACTACGCAGCTTAATGGGTACAGGCAAACGGACTGCAAGACACTCATTGTGGCGCCGCTTTCAGTGACGTCGTCGTGGGTTCGTCACGTGCAGACAATTTGGCCAGCAGCTAAGATCGCTGTGCTGAACCCGAAGAACCGGGACGCTCTCGCCAAGCAGTTGCGAGAGCCTTACCACTACTACGTTGTCCACTGGGAAGCTTTGCGCCTCATGCCAGAGCTGTACGAAGTGAACTGGTGGCACGTAATCGCCGATGAGGTGCACCGCGCCAAGAACCGTAAGGCGCAGCAAACCATCGGGCTCAAGAAGTTGAAGACGTCGTACAAGACTGGTCTGTCTGGCACGCCGGCCGACAATCAGCCACAGGATCTCTGGTCAATTCTTCATTGGCTATATCCGAAAGTGTGGTCTAGTTACCACAGGTTCGTGTACCATCACGTCAAGATCCAGAAGCACCCCGCTGGACAATGTACTGCGTTTGGGTGTGACAAGTACCACAAAAACGCGTACCAGAAGATCATGGGCGTATCGAATGTAGAAGAGCTGCACAAGAACATACAGCCCTACTACATGCGGCGCACTAAGGAAGAGGTCATCAAGGATCTTCCTGACAAGTACTTCAGTCAGATCGAAGTCGAGTTGCCGCCGCGTCAGAGGCGGATCTACAACCAGATGAAAGAGTCCATGCTTGCGTGGGTGGGAAAGCATGAACAAGAGCCCATCGCAGCGCCCATCATCGTAGCCCAGCTCACACGGTTGAAGCAGTTCGCTCTTGCTTACGCCGAGCTGGAGACCTACTACAAGACGGACGATCAGGGCGAGAAGGTAGCGTTCCAGCGCGTCAGGCTGACTGATCCATCAACGAAGCTTGATGCGGTAATGGACGTACTAGAAGATTCACTGGAGCAAGTAGTTGTGTTCAGTGAGTCGAAGCAGATGATCTACCTGCTCAAGGCTCGTCTGGACAAGGCAGGAATCACCTGTGCAACACTGACTGGAGATACTCCCCACGCAGAACGTGGCAAGATCGTGGATGAGTTCCAGGCAGGCAACATTCGTGTGTTCGCAGGGACAATTGCTGCTGGTGGTGAAGGCATTACGCTGACAGCAGCAAGCACCGTCATCTTCTTGGACAGAACGTGGAACCCGTCCAAGAACAAGCAGGCAGAAGATCGCCTGCATCGTATCGGACAGAAGAATGCCGTACACGTTATCGACATCGTGGCGAAAGACACAGTCGATGGCGGACGGCTCCAGCAGTTGAAGCTGAAGTGGTCATGGCTGAAGCAGTTGCTGGGTGACAAGACAGTGGTGGAGATCGATGCGTAAAAGGGAAGTGGATTGGGAAGGAATTGTTATCGGGTCGCTCATCGCTGTGTTCATTATCGCACTCTTGGTATGGGCAGGCGTATCGACCATTAGAGACCAACGAGCGAAGAGTGAATGCTTCGCCGGCAACAAGCAGGTAGTCCAAGCAGAACATGGCGAAGGCTGGTCTTGTAGGTGAAGGAGCAAGAAATGGTAGCAGGAGCGTTGAGCCTGGAGAACCCGAAAGGGAGGCTCAGCGTTCCTGCTGCCTTTTTTTATTCCTTCCGTTAGGAGCCATCCCGTGCGCCACACATACCACCGAGAAGGTGTCACAGACCTGAGCGCCTTCCGTGAGGAAGCTCAGCGTCGACTGCTCGACAAGTACTACCCGGATGAGACAGTCATCCACCTGCATGACAAGGAACTGTCGTGCAAGGAAAACAAGCACGAAACGGTCCTCTTCGAGAAGCCCGAAGCGACCGTCGATCCCGAGTCAGGTATCCTCACCTGGGACAACTAGTGAGTGATACCAAAACCATCGTCAGTATGACGTGCATAGTAGACGATGAGACTCAGGTCGTGAAGGTGTTCG